AATTTTAAAATTGTAAGCAAAGCTAGTTGTACTATCATTGCCAGAGTAGGAATTTTTTACTGTTGTACTTGATATTGTCATACTAATTTAATCCTTTAAACAAAGTTGATGGTTTTGTAAATAAGAATTCTTGATTATAATCTTTTTTCATACGCTTTTCTACTCTTTTTAAAACCCCTGGTGATAAAATTTCCATCATCTGATAACCTATTAAGTAATCAAAAGCACTTTTAATATAAAATAAATTTAAGAAAGGTATATTTTTAACTACAGCATTGTAAGCTGATTTTGCAGTTTTACCACCTTCTCCTCTTATACCCCAATAGATAGCCTGTATCACATCTCCTGCTGTAAGTGTAGCCGGTCCTGCTAAAGATCCAATTCTTTCTCCTGCAGTTCTTACTTCGTTAAATAAAACATCTCCATAAATACCAAGTCCACCACCTTGTAGAAGTGCAGCAAAAAAACTTTTTATTTCTCTAGGATCTCTTGGTTTTTTACCTCTTAATAAATCTTTAGCTGTCATAGATAAATAACCCATAAAAGCTGAAGCAATTAAAATAGAAGCCATACCAGTTATTCCTCTTGCTATATCTTGATTTGCTCCTTTTCTAAAAAAATCCGCTTCTCTTCCTAAAGTCTTTTGAACAATCGCAAATGGAAATGCTTTAAACTGCATAACAAATTTTATTATTTCACCCATATAAGTTCCAGACATTCTTCCACCATTAAGAATAGCTTTCCCTCTAACATCTGGCTCTATTACTGCATAAATTGATCTATCTAAAAGCATACCTGATACAGATGCTTTAAATTTATCTTTTTCTATTTGTATTTGTCTTTGTGTTAAATCATTTATACCTGTTATTTCTTTAACTTGAGCATCTGTTATTTTATCTAAATCTGCAATGTTAATAAATTCTTTACCATCATCTGCTTTTTTCATTGCAGTTTTTCTAATTATATTCCATTTTGTAGAATCAATATCATACATATTAAATAAAGTTCTTAATGAAGAATTTAATTTACCAAACTCTATATTCTTTTGTTTTGCAAAATAATTTGCCATGCTCAACATAACACCCTCTTTAAGAGTGTTGGTCCACCAAGATAGTAAGTTAAGTTTAAAGAAAGTTCTTTGTGTTCTGGTCCAACCTTTACTTAAATTATCTCCAACTTGATGTCTACCTGCAACATCATAAATAGTATTGTCTGCTATAAATCCTAAACTTTCAGCCATATCTTTTAATTGTTTTGGATTTTTTATTTTTCTTAAATTATTAAGAGCTTCAAACATTCCTCCTAAAAATGATCTTCCTTGCCATCTCATTTCTGAACCATATAAACCAATATCTGCAGCAGCCGATATTGTTGCACCACCTAGTTTTGCCATAGCAATTATTGATCTTAATATTGCAGAATATTTGGCAAGTGGGAATTTTTCAACAGAATATACTGAACCATCTACATTATTTAGATATTTTTCATAAATTGAATTTGATTTTGTACTTTCAGTATCTTTTTTTAATTTAACTAATCTTTCATGTACAGCTTGTCTTATTCTATTAAAGTTATCTGTTGGTTTAGTTCCTAAAGAATCTATCATACCAATATTTCTTCCAGAGGTTTGTAACCCTGAAAAAAAAGATTCTTTTAAATTACCTACACCAAACATATCATTATAAACAAACCAATCATCTGCACTTTTAAAATGTAATACTCTTTTAAATTTAGAACTTTTTGCTACATCTGTTGTTATTCTACCTCCAAAAGCAAAACTAGCTCCATCAGCCATTTGATATTTATTGCCTACCAAGGTGTTATAAACAGCAACCATAAAACCATCCATATCATCTACACCTGCAAAAGTTCTTTCTTGATCTAATTTTTCCATTACAAAATTTTTCCATGCTTTAAAATTTCTATTATAATTTCTATCTCTTCTAGTTTTTAAATCTGTATCAGGCTCTATATCTTTTAATCCTAATTTGTTTGCAGCATCTCTTATTGAAAAAGGATCATGTGATTGTCTAACAATATAACCCCACATTTTAGAAATATTAGCACCTCTATCATTTAATTTTTGTCTAATCATTTCAGAATATCCTTCCATAATTTCTGCTAATTTTATAATTTTAGGATTTGTTTCTGTAATAGGAGGCTTTAATCCTGTTTGTTCTTCAACATCAGTTTTTCTTTGATTCAACTCTTCCATTGTTCTTGATACTCTTAACTGTGTATCTCTATCTGCTGTATCAAATAATTCAGTTACATTATTTTCTCTTAATTTTTGATTAAATCCGGCAATAAGTTGATTAACACTTGCCTGTTGTTGTATGGCAACTGATGCTCTTGATGCAATTTTTCTTTGATTTGATCCTACTAAAACTGCAATTAAACCTTCCTCTGGATTGTCAGGAAATTCTCTTAAAACATATTCTGTATAATTTCTAATTTTAATTTCATTTTCAATAGCATTTCTTTTGTTTATTTTTTTCTGTAATTTAATTTGTTCTGTTACTTCTTTTGCAACTTTATCTACATTAATAGAATCAATATTTGTTATTTTTTTTTCTGCTTGTGCTATTTTTATTTGATTAATAATCTCATCTTTTTTAGCTGCTTTAATAGATGATTTTCTAAGTAATTGTTCTACTCTTAATAAACATTTATTTGACATTATTATCTCCCATTAACACAATTAATTGCATCTTTAATAATTTCATCTAAGTCTTTAGATTTAGAATTTATTTCATCTAATTCGTCTTTTGTAGTTCTTATATCAGAAGTATCTTCATCAAATTTTAAATTCATATCTTTTTGTCTTACTTTAATAGCTTCTAATTGTGATTCTAAACTTTCTATCTCTATATCTTTTTCTACATCAGTTCTTTTTACATTATTTTTTTCAGCAGTATTTAATTCTACCTTATCAAGATTAGATGTTTTAGGTTTAACATTAATATCAGATAACTTAGTAGTATCTGTAGATTTTTTAAGTATAGGATCATTGTGAGCTATAGGTGTTACATCTACAGGCTTCTCAGATAAAAGATCACCTACTGATTTTGCAAGTAAAACTTTTCTTGTTTCAGGATCAACCTTTTCTAAGTGCATCATAATCTTAGAATTTTCTGGATAGTATTCTTTGTATAAATTTAATTCTGGTTCTGCATCTGATTTAATGTTTAGATTTTCTCTTGCTTGAATAACTTTATTTCTAAATTTTCTAGCTGTGTTAGCATCTTTTAATTTTCCTATCCCAACATGAAGTCCTCCACCAATAACAGTTCCAAAACCAATATTTAAAAAACTATCTACTAATCCATAATCAGCTTTAACTGACTTTGCGGCACTATATATAAGTGGTTCTAAAAGAGTTGCACCCACCATACCTTCTATAGCACCCTTACCTAATCTTGCTGTAGTGAATCCAACTTTACCTACCATTGCTGCAAACTTTGCCTGACCCACTATGGGTATAAAAGACATTCCTAAGTTAATTGGGTCTAACATGCTAACGCCAAGTCCTGTAAGAAGTTTAGCTCCTCCTACATAAAAACCACCACTAAAAGGATTCCATGAACCAGCAGGTCCTCTTTGAATTATGCTTTGTCTTTTTCTTTCTTCTTTTTTTTCTTTAACCATTACATCAACAACAGATTGAGGTTCGTCTTGCATAAAGAATAAACCTAAATCTTTGTATTTTGTATTTAGTTCTTGTCTGTCAATATAATCTGATTTATCAGCATCACGCCTTGCAGACTGTAAATCCCAATGAATACCTATTGATGATATAGGATTAAAGTTCCAGTTTTCTGCTCCAACAGCTTTCAAGGTTTGAAACAAACTCATTCCATATTGATCATGTCCATACTCTTGAGCTGTTTCATTTATATTTAATCCAAAGCCTAAGTTAGCCATATATTAAACCTCAGTAGTATCTGGTGATGTTACTTCACCTAATTTTGTAACAAGTTTAGCAGCAGCAAAAGCAGCAGCTAATTCTGTATCTTGTTCTAAAACTTTAGTCATTTCTTTTTTTGATAAAGTAGAAAGATGTTCTAAAACTGATCCTCCTTTTGAGTATTTACTTCTAAATGCTTTTTCAAACAATGGTCCAAACAAAGGATTTCTTCCTTCATTTAATGCAATTAAATTTTGTTTTATTAAACTAATAGCTGTAGTTGGTTCAACTTGCCAATATGATCTAGCAAGGAATTTAGTTGTTTCTATATAGTTTCCTTTTTGTTTTTTTGATTTATATTGTGTTTCTATTTGTCCTATCTTTTCCAAATAACTTGTAAGTATTTCTTTTGAAATTCTACCATCAAGTGTCATTTGATTTGCAAATATAGTAGATGCAATATTAATAGCTTTAGCAGCATCAGGTGGAACTTCCCAATCCCCCCTTAATTTAATAATTGCATTAGCTTCTTTAAATTTACTTCTACTTGTTTGATAATAAGGAGACCAAATATTTTGCACAAAATCAAGATTACCGGTAGCATCATTTAAACCAGCTAACATTATTTTATTTTCTTCATCAATTAATTTTGCTTGGTTATCTGAAATCATATCAATCTTATCAAAATTCATTTCAATATCTGTGCCTGGCAAAGTAAAACTATCATCATT